TTCAAGTATTGTGCTTCTCAACAAAAGGAAGCAACCTTTAGAGTATCAATGGAAATAGAAGGGTATGTAGGTGGTAGTCAGGGTCCAGCATTTATGGATTTCCTACATGAGATGCCTCCTCCTTTCCTACAGCAGAAGAGAGATATATCAACTAATGCTGGTAAGAAGACTTGGAAATGTAAGCGAAGTAGCATAGATGGTAGATGTTACAGAGATCCTCAAGATCCTGGTAACATGGTCTTTGTTCCCGTCGGGTTGGATGAAAACACTTACGACTACAATAGATCTAACTATACAGAGCTGGAACAGTTACAGATGTGGGCAGGAGATAATATTACCAGTAGTGCAGCAGTGCAAACATGGTTAGGTCACCCTACGGCAAATGATCCAGCAGGTACACCGCACTCTGTGGATTATACTGCGTTAACCGTGGCAAGTTGTACCAACGGTGTACCACCCAATGAATGTTGGGATACCTATGTGCGGGGAGTTAATGCATCTGACGGTCCTCTTACTGTATACTGTGGTTATGATGCAAATGGTAATGGTCTAGCAGGTCAGACTTATTGTAACGTTCCTGAATTGCACAATAACCCTTGTCTAGCACTAGATAAGTGTATGGATGCTTCCATTGCTGTTAATCCTAAACGTATGACAGGATCTGGATCTACTGCTAGATTACAACTCGGTGCTTATAATGGTAGAATGACTGTAAGGAATTGGTTAACTGGTGGTGTAATAGCATTGGGTAGATCACTTAAGAATTACGGAAACCCATTCTTTGATGAGTGTAATGAGACTGATTCTTGGACAGATGGCACATCATTAAACGACACTATATTCCCTAAGAGGTTATAAATGGCATTTGGATATCTCTTACCAGTATCATCTTTAAACGGACTACCCTGTAGTGGTCATGGATTGTGTCTACCGTCCACTGTTCACTCTGTACAATCTTGTGGTAGTACTCCAATACCATATTCTATTGTAATTAAGGAATATACTTGTTGGTGGCCTCCTCAACCTCTAATTCCCATATTCCCTGTTACTCCTTATAGGGCAACTGTGCAGGTAAATCGGATACCTATATCGATACACGGTGATACATTCATGCCACATATAGCAGTATGTACTAATATTGTTGTGTACATGTGTCCTTGTGGTAAATCCACGTGTCCAGTGCCTACTCCAATCCCTTGTAGCACCCTTACAATCGAAGATGGAGGTGGTGTGGGACATACTAGGATCCTTATGGCAACCACTGTTACAGTTTTTGCTCTGAAATTACCTATTGCAAGGATACTAGACCCCTTAGGAGTTGGATTTTCAGGATTTAGTTACCCTTGTTCATCAGTGGTTGCGTGGGGGCATGCAACTGTGCTATCATCATAGTAGTTTACTAATCAAAAATGGCATTATACGCATTAAATGGGGATTATCAAGCTCCTCCAGCAAAGAAATCGAGGCAAGGTAAGTCAAAAAACACAAAATTGAGTGCTACTTCTCGTAATGGTGCAAGGAAGAAGTATAGGGGTCAAGGAAAATAGTCGGCAAACCCTATAAATAAAAGATATAGTGCTAAATATCTTAGTAAAGTAATAGGACATGCCTTCATACAGATTCAGATCTGAGAAATATGTCAGTAGAGGATTCAAGGACTTAGCAATTTCCTTTAAAGATAATCCTAATACTGGCGATTTCGGTGTGGTTAAAAATGAGAATGCAATAAAACAGTCAGTTAGGAATCTCCTACTGACTCAATTTGGTGAACGTCCTTTCCAAGACAAGATCGGGTCTCAGGTTAGGATGCTTTTATTTGAACCATGGGATCCATTCTCAGTTGATTCTATGAAAAATGAGATATTTAACTGTCTAGCTAGACTAGAACCAAGAATTCAAGTCACTAGAGTTAATGTTCGTGATGATTCCGATATCAATTCTGTCCAAATATCGATAGATTACACTATTGTTGGAGAGCAAGTAGTACAAAACGTCGATTTTCTCCTAGAGAAAGCATAAAATGTCAGCAATTCCGTCACAATTAACGTCTTTAGACTTCTTTGAGATCAAAGAATCCATTAGGTCGTACCTAAGGACAAGAAAAGAGTTCTCAGATTACGATTTTGAGGGTAGTTCTGCATCATATCTTATTGATATACTAGCATATAACACATATTACACTGCATTTAACGCTAATATGGCGTTGAATGAAGCGTTTTTGGAGACTGCTACGGTCAGAGACAACATTGTAAGGATTGCAAAGCAGTTAAACTATACTCCTAGGTCACTTAAAGCACCTAGAGCATGTGTAAAACTGGTTGCCCAGACTACAACATCACTAAATGGCACTACTTTCCCCGAATTTGCTACTCTAAGGAAGGGTGATGTGTTTGTTGCAGACAATGATAACGATAGTTACACCTTTGCATTGACTCAAGACATACAAGTTGCTGTTGATACTGGCACTGGTAAGGCAACTTTTGATAATGTATTGGTATATCAAGGAAATTTACTCACATACAACTATACAGTTGACTATACTAAGAAGCAAGACTACATTATTCCTGATGAAAATGTAGATACTGGACTTTTAAAGGTAGATATCTCACCAACTGCTCAGTCTTCAGAGACTGATACCTATAGTCTTGCTACAAATGTCACAAATGCTGATGCAACTTCCAGAATTTTCTATTTGGAAGAGACTGATGACCTTAGATACCGTCTAGTTTTTGGAGATGGTGCTATTGGACGTAAATTAATTGATGGAGAATACATTACAGCGTCATATGTGTCTACTGATGGTGTTGAAGCTAACGGTGCAAAGGGTTTTAACTTCGTTGGCAACGTAGTAGACAGTGATGGAAGGGTAGTTCCTCCTGCAAACATCGGTTTAAGCACAAAAGACGCTGCTCAAGACGGTGAAGATCGTGAAACAGCACTTTCAGTTAAGTTTAGAGCACCTAGAGCGTATGCGACCCAAAATAGGGCGGTTACAGAGAATGATTTTGAGCATATTGTCTCTGAAATCTATCCTCAAGCAGCATCTGTGACTGCTTTTGGTGGTGAGAAGTTATCTCCACCTGTTTATGGTAAAGTTTATGTTGCAATTCGACCAAAAACAGGAAATAAGCTCAATGAGACTACAAAACAGAAGATAAAAAACGATTTGAAGAAATATTCAGTCGCTTCTATAGAACCAGTCATCATTGACCCAACAAGTTTCTATGTTATTCCTAAATCTTACGTTTACTACAACGGAAATGACACTGCTTTGACTGGAGCAGAGTTAGGAACTAAGGTTTTACAAGGAATTGACCAATTTAACAAAAATGGTCAAACAAATAGGTTTGGTGGACGTATCGACGGATCTAAATTTGGATCTATGGTTGATCAAGCGGATACTAGCATTTCTGGTAACGTTACTCAGATGACTTTAGGTCAAAATCTCGATAAATTCACTTTTGGTAATGTATTTACACAATGTTTAGATTTTGGTAACCCACTTTACGATCCATCTGGTTATTCTGGCACTCCTGATACTGGAACTGGTGATGATGGTGATGGTGATGGTGATGGTGATCCAGATGGAAGTGGAAAATGTAAACCAAACTTCTCTGTTGTTAAATCTGGGACATTTTATGCAACTGGATATACAGAAGATCTAGTAAATCTCACTTTAAGTGATGGATCTACTTCTGCTACTGTATCAACTCCTGGTTTAAGCACAAATGTAACAAATCAGGTATTGGTTCCTGTAAATATAAGAGATGATGGTCAGGGAAACCTAATTCTCGTTACTACAAGGGATGAGAGCGAGTTAACTCTCAATCCTTCGGTTGGAAGTGTAGATTATGGCACTGGTCAAGTCTGTGTTGGTCCTGTAGCGATTCAGGGCACTCCAGATGACACTGAAAGACTTCCAATTCAAGTATTACCTGCTGGTGGATCAATAACAGTCCCACCAGGTGTAGATCCAACAATCTTTAACCCCTCAGTCAATCCAATTGACTACACAATCAACGATATCGCTATTCCTACCTTCGATCCGAATAACTTTAGTGGTTATAACTTCGGTGACACAGGGGGTATAAATATCATTGATTATCCAATGGATAGTTTCACATATCCAGTCAGCGAATCCTGTTTCTAAGATAGATGCCGATTACAAAGAATATCAACGTCTCTGATAGGGTCGAAAATCAGTTACCTGAGTTTATTCGTCACGAAGACAGACAATTAGTCAACTTCCTGTTTGAATACTATAAATCTCAGGAGAAAACAGGTAGACCTTACGATATACTCAATAATCTATTGAGATATCTTGATCTCGATAATTATACCTCTGAGCAACTTGCAAGTGCAACACTTTTGCTCAAAGATATCGGTGTGTACGATAATAAGATTGAAATTGAGAGTATAGATGGATTTCAGGAGCAGAATGGCTCCATAATGATTGATAATGAGGTAATTTACTATGAATCTGTTACTCGTGGTCCTGATGTTATTATTACTCCTGGGATCTCTTACCCCCAATTCAATAAGAAGAAACAACAGTTAGAAAATCCTTTTAATCTGTTTGATGGCACTGAAACTACCTTCCCACTAAGCTTTTTAGGTACTCCAGTCGCTCCACCTTCAGCAGAGCACCTTCTTGTCATTGCTTACAATGATATGAAGGTACCAAACGTAGATTACTTCGTAGAAGGGTTTAATATACGTTTTAATGAGCCTCCAAGAGACCAAGTTGGATCTGATGACTCAGAATTCACTAAACTTACATATTTGGTTGGATATTCTGATCAAACCATCAAAACTGCCGATGCAATTCCATATCAAGAGTGGCAAGGCACAAAATATTACCCATTACGAATAAACACCCAATCTTATACTCCAACGTCTGCGATTGGACTAATAATTAACAAAAATGGTCGTTTACAAGTACCATATGAAGATTTTACCGTTTTTGAAGATAAAGTTGTTTTCAAAAATGAAATCGGAGCTGCTGATGCTATTCATATTAGGTCTGTTGAATATAATGCTCCTAGTTACGGTTCAGGAGCCTCAGCAATTGCTAAGGTTGCTGACGATGGCACAATTGAGTCTTTAATCCCCAAAGTTGGTGGATCTAAGTATAGACTTGATTTTGCACCTAAAGTTACCATTACTAGTAAGACTGGTACTGGATCCACTGCTAGATCTCTAATTGGTGGTATTAAAGACATCAATTTAATCGATGGTGGTCAAGGTTACACATCATACAACCCACCAATCCCTGTTGTTGTCGGACCTAGTGATTCTAACGGCACTCCAGCACAATTATCACTTACAGTCAATGATGAGACTGGAATGGTTGATACTTTAACTATTACTAACAGTGGTAGTGGTTATAACTTCATTCCTGCTATATCATTTAAAAATCCTGGTGGTGCAACCATTAATGCTCCTACTATTGACTCTGAAGGTAGAGTTAACATAGGTACCATCACTGTTAACACTATGGGTAGTGGATACACCAATCCTCCTATGGTTTACATAGATGAGGCTCCTGATGGTGGTATTAATGCTCAAGCGATATCCAAGATCAACCAGGATGGTCAAGTATACGAAATTCAAGTTACCAATCGTGGTAGAGGGTATGCTACTCCTCCTCGTGTGGCAATTATTAATCCTATCGGTGCTCAAGTCCTTGATGTTACAGTAGCATCTGGATCAGTTACAAATATCGAAATGTTGACTGGTGGTAGTGGTTATACTGATGCCCCTTCAGTTTATATTGTAGATGATAGAAAAGACGGATATGGCAACCCAATAGGTGGTACTGGTGCTAAAGCTGCTGCTACTATCTTTAATGGTGAAATTACAGACATTAATATAATTGATTTTGGATCTGGATACTCTGAATCAGAACCTCCTGTAATATACATCGCAGAACCAAAAGCAGCAAGGGCATCTGTAGATGTTGGATTTGATCAAGTAACAGGATTTGATATACAGGAAGATGGATCAGGATATGCCTCCAGTGCCTTCCTAGGGTGCTCTAGAGGCGTTTCTGGTCCTGTTGCTTACGATAACCTCCATAATGAGATATATGCTGGAGAAGCAGCTTTAAGACAGTCAAATCACATTGCAGGTACAAATGTAACTAACCTTGACTCTCTATTCATTAAAGAAGTATTTGATAAGTTTAGAAGACAATATCTACCAACCTTAGACATTGATTTTGCTAAGGTTAACCCAGTTCAGGTAATTAAGAATATTACCGATTTCTATATCTCTAAAGGTACGAAATTAGCGACTCAATACCTCTTCAAGATCCTATTTGGTGAAGATGTTGACCTTTACTATCCTAAGGATGAGATTATAAGTCCATCTCATGCAACTTGGGTTGTAGACACTATTTTACGTGCTGAATTGATATCTGGTGATCCAGCAAACTTAATAGATTCTCAAGTTAACCAATATGCGGATGAAGTAGATAATAGTGTTGCTGCTGCATCAGCATTGATTGAAAATGTCATTACTATCATTGAAGGTACTGACACTATCTACGAATTGGCGATATCTGAAGAAACCTTAGTTGGTAACTTCATCATACCTTATAAAACTCGTCTAGTTGAGCCTCTTAGCACAACAGGTCAAATTATAACTGTTGACAGTACAATTGGATGGCCCGAAAGGAATGGTACCATCAGAATCAATGATGTAGAGCAAGTCCAGTATAAGGAGAAGTCCCTTAACCAGTTCATAGAGTGTACACGGTCTAAGAATGGA